GTAGAGTACATTTATGATGGTCAACAATTTCACTATGCTAAAGAATCTACACCTGAAGAAATGGTAGAATTTATTGAGTCTCTTAATCAAGAACAATTTAGTAGAATTGAAGCATTCTTTGAAAAAATGCCTACATTAAATAAAAAAATAGAAATGGATTGCAAGAAGTGTGGTTTTCACCATATCATTGATGTGGAGGGTCTAGACTCTTTTTTCGTTTAACATTTCGTCATGACAATCTGAAGAATTACTACACGACAAACTTTTCATTGATACAGCATCACAAATATAGTTTGTCAGAACTTGAAAATATGATACCGTGGGAACGTGATATCTACATTGCTATGCTTACACAATACATTGAAGAAGAAAATGATAAAATTAAGCAAAGACAAAATAGTAGATGACACAAAAAACACTTGAACAACTCCAAAAAGAACTAAAACAACTTGACAAGTTGATTGAAGAAAAACGACCTCTTACAAGAGAAGAGGCCAAAAAGTTTAGAGAAATTGGTTTATTGAAAAGTATCACGCAGAGTATTGTTGAAGGTAATTCTAAAGGCCGTACCATCTCCAAGGCCACACAAGCAATTACGATGGGTATACAAGAAAAATTTGATCCTTTAAATATTGGCAAAATGATTGCTGGTAGTTTAGGTGTTGGCTTAGCCGGTAAATTGACAGGCAGAAGCCAAGAAGATATGGAACATTTTTCGGGTATAACGGGTAAAAGGGGTAAAAAATCCATAAAAGAATCTACTAACGAACCTAGGAAATTAGGTAAGGTAGATACAAACTTTTATAACACCGTATTAGATAACCAACCAGTAAAGAATGGTGAGGGAGTTGCAACTGTAGCAGGTAAATTATTAAATCTTTATAAAAAAAATATTGTTGATAAAAAATTGCAGAATGAATTAAATCGTAATTTTGAAGAAGAAATACAACAAGAAGATACAAGAAAACGTAAAGATTTAATTGTATCAATAGAAAATAGAACTAAAGAATTAAAAAAAATATTCTTTGAGGAAAAACTTGATAAAAAAACATTAGATAAAATAAAGAAATTAGAAATAGATAAAAGTGGAGGCAGTTTAATAAAAAAAACTATTTCAACAGCTAAAGATTTGGCCACCGGTATTTCGCCTAAAATTATTTCACCTAAAACTGGCACTTCTATTATTTCTGGAGCTGCTACTGGAGCTGCTATCACCGGTGGTGCTGTTATTGCTGGTTACGGAATTTCTTCATTATTAAAGAAAGGTGAGGCTGCAACATACGACACACAATTTGGTGGAAAACGCAAAACTGGTTTAGAAGAAATGACAATAGATGAAGTTTTGCAATACCAAAAAACTAAATCTGACTGGAATCAAAAAAGTAGTGCAATTGGTAAATATCAAATAATGCCTAAAACATTAGAAGGTGCAAAAAAAAGTTTAGGATTAACGGGAAAAGAAAAATTTGATAAAAATACACAAGATAAAATTTATATGGATTATCTTATTGGTGGTAGCAAAAGGCCAAATCTTAATTCTTATTTAACGGGAAAATCTAATAATATTGAAGAAGCACAAATGGATTTAGCTAAAGAATTCGCTTCAATACCAGTACCACATGATGTGAATAGACCAAAAGGTGCAGGAGGTCCTACTGATCCAGGAGGCCAAGTTAAAATGGGACAGTCTTATTATGAGGGTCTTGCTGGTAATCATGCAATGAAAGTTTCTAAAGAAGAAGTTCAAAAACGTATTAACGAACAACGTGATTTAAAGATGGGTAAAGTTTCTCCTGAACAAGTACAACAAATTGCCACGGCAAAAGAACCATCAGCTGTTAAAGTTTCAAATGAGCCATCAAAAGTACAGTCAAATCAAAAATTAGCTATTGCTGGTGATAGTATTGCTTATGGTGTAGGTAAAACCAAATTGGGTGAAGAAGCAAAAACGCAAGCAACTGTAGGTCTGTCCACAAAAGAAATTATTTCAGCAGTTAAAACTAAAACAACATCAGACCTTAGTAAAAAAGGTATGGCGGGCACTAGTAAAAATCAAGGTGATGTAACTAATTCGGATATTGCCGTTATTAGTGCCGGATCAAACGATTGGGGTAATTTAACTAATTTAAAAAATGATTTAGCTGAATTAAGAAAAGTCACCAACGCAAAGAAATATATTTGGGTATTGCCTGCTAACACAATGCCTGATGGAAAAAATATTGCTGGTGCAAGAAAAATTGTAGAATCTTTTGCTAATGAGAATAAAGATTCTACAGTTAGTTTTGAACCTGGTAAAGACCAAATACATCCAAAAAGTCCTGAAAAATTACAACAAGATATTAGAAGTAAAATAAAAGAGTTGCAAGGTGAAACCACAAATAAAGAAAACAAAGTTATTGAAACAAAAAATATGAACACATCTACAGACTTTGTTATGTTTAGAGGAAAAGACCCTCAGACAGGCACAAGCAAAGGTGTTGATTCTTCCGCAAGTTCATTGACAGAGGCAGGTTTTAAAGCACAAGCATTTAATTCTTTTTCGGCACCATCATCATTAGCAAAAGATGGTTCACCGTTATATGGTTTTAGTTTAGGTGGTATGTCAGTTTTAGATTATGCAAATAAAAACAAAAATGTTAAATTTTCAACGGCATATCTTGTAGACCCATATGGTGATTCATTAAAGATGTTATTAGATAATCCTCCAAAAAATGTTGATAAATTTATCGTTTGGTATAATCCAAATCATGAATATTTAAAAAAATATGGTGTATTATCAAGAATGAAATCTCAAGATAATATTCAATTTATACCTATATCTGGTGTATCTCATGCTGAAATGCCACAAAAAGTATTGCCTACTATTCTTTCAGATTTACAAAAAAATAAATCAAGTCAAGTTGCTTCTACTAATAATATGGGTGGCGAGCTAAATAGTAGAACAAAAGAAAATCAAAACTTAAAAGAAGGTATGAAACCTGTTTCTTATATTGATAATTCTTCAAAAACAAAAGAAATTGGAAAAAAATCATCACCTAAAATACTAGCTGCGGCAGATAAACTAGATTACCCTATACACATAAAAGTTCAATCATAAAAAATGAAAATAATAACAAAAAAATTAGGAAATCAAGAATTTATATGGGACGCTACCGCTTATAAAAATAAGGGTTATTGGTATATTCTAGGTAAAAAAGGTGCATACGGAAGACCAGCAAGTAGAAAAGAATTTTCCCAATTAGGAAAACCAAACGAAAAAGAAACCATACCAGTTTCACCGGAAGTTTATGAAGAACCTGAAATTTATGATGAACCTGAAGAATCTACAAATGTCGGTATGTCGTACCAACGTGCTGCAAATATAAGAGATAAAGGATTAAGAAATCTTATCGCAGGTAAAATTATTGCGGGTGGAGATATTGGTGAATCTATTAAAGACGGCATCTCAGAAGGTGTTAAAGCAAAATTAACAGGGCTTAAAGAGAGATTAGACCCCTTAAATATTGCTCGCAAGTTAACCGGCAATTTAGGTGCAGCTCTTTTTGGTAAAATAACAGGCAGAAGTCAAGAAGATATGCAATATTTTACCGGTTATGGTAAAAAGAATGGTGCTACTGCTACGCAAGTACCAGAAAAAAATACATTGAGTAAAATTGAAGAAGCCACAACTACCAAAGTATCTGGTGGCCAATCAAATGCGAATTTACGAGTAAAAGATAGTGTATCTGATGTTCTTGCTAAATTATATAACTTACTTAAAAAAAGTTTTGATGATGAAAAATTAAATTCAGAATTAAATAGAAATTTTAAAGCCGAAATTGAAAAAGAAAAAAATAAATTAAATGATAAGTTATTTACTGCAATTGAAAAACAATCCGACCTAATCAAATACTGTTTACCAATTTCAACATTTAATCAATTTACAAAAGATTTACATAAAAAATTAAAAGATATCAAAACTAATGTTGAAGATAAAGATAATGATGGTTTACTAAAACAATTAGAAACAATATTAGGAGCAGGATTATTTTCAAGAATGTTTGGAGCAGTTCTTCCTTCTTTTATACCATTGATGAGCTCATTGCTCTTAGCAGGTGGAGTAGGAGTAGCAATTTATGCTGCCACAAGAGGACTAGAATATTTAAACAAAATAACACCAGATTATAAACAAATTTCTCCTAAGGAAGCAGAAGCTGCTTTAAGTGGTAGCCAACACGATATTGATTCTTATGCTGAAAGAGATAAGACAGGTAAAATAACTAAATCAGGTAAAGATGTTTTAAAAGATGTTATAAAAAATAAGCCAAAAGAAGCGCAAGCACTTGAAGAAAAAAGAAAACAAATTGATGCAATGCCTGCAGGTACCGAAGAAGAAAAAAAGGCAAAAGATAAAGAAATCGAATCCCACAAAGATTCTGTTAGAAAGTTTGGTGGTGAGAAATTACTAAAAGAAGTCCTTAACGATAAAACAATACGCAAAGCACCAGAACCAGAAAATATTGATAAAGGTCCTGAAAAAGTTCCACCACGTCCCGTTACAGGAGGCTCAGCGTTAGAATCCAAGCAAAAAAAATGGGACATAGATTATGGTGATAGACATGACCCTAAAACTGGAATTAGAAAAGATTTATTACCAAAGACAAAAGAAAACACCGAAGAAAATTCTAATGCAATTTCCACATCAAGTGTTATTAAAGAGATTAAAGATAGTTCTACAGAAATAAAATCTAGTAGTAATGTTAATACCAATAATGTTAATAATAATAGTGCTACATCATTAGCAAGTAATATTAATAATAGTAATGTTAATAATAATAGTGCTACATCATTAGCAAGTAATATTAATAATAGTAATGTTAATAACAATACCAATAGTGCTACATCATTAGCAAGTAATATTAATAATAGTAATGTTAATAACAATACCAATAGTGCTACATCATTAGCAAGTAATATTAATAATAGTAATGTTAAAGATAAAGGTAGTAAAAGTAGTGCTAGTGGTGTTCAATCTGCTCAGAATATTATTAGTCAAGAAATACAAACAGCATCATTGCAACCAAGTAATAATTCTTTGTCTACAAAAATGCAAAATGTAAATAGTCAATATATTGATAATAGGTTAACGCAAGAAGGATTAACTTCTACAATTATAGCGGACAATTCAAAGCAAACAACTATTATCAATCAAAACTCAGATGGTTTAATGGTAGAAGAATTGGTTGCTGTGAGAGAATATGAACCAACATTTGAAAAAGTTAATAGACAATATTTAAGAATGGTATAAAAAACCCGCCAAAGTGTGCATCGTTGAGAGGCATGGCGGGTGTGTCAAAACTATTTAGTCGGATTCTGCTAACCGTGCAAAATATGCTAAGTCATCATCTTCAACATCAGTATCAAAAGGAACTTCTTCTTTAACAACCTTAGGTGCTTTCTTTACTTCTTCTTTGATTTGCTCTACAGTAGTCTTAGGTGTAGGTACTTCACCATTTAAACCTAATACTTTGTCAAGACGAGCTTTCAATACATCATAAGACTTAAACTCTTTATCACCAACCATCTCGGTTAAAGAATACTCTTTCTTATAGATTGCTTCTAACTTATCGTCAGCAGCCAAAGGAGATGGAGAATCAAATTCTGACTTATCATAATTCTGATAACCTTCTACTTTACGAATCTTTAACTTGAAGTTAGCGCCTTTCCATAAATCAAATGGATTGATTGCTGTTTCATCTTCAAATGCTGGATTCATTGCTTCTGTAATCTTATCAAAGATTTTCTTGCCGAACTTATACAGAAATACTTTGCCTTCATTTTCAGGATTCTTAGGGTCAGCAACCACATAAATGTTAGCGATGTAATTTAACTTACGTTTTTGTTTACGGACGATTTCTTTGTTTGCTTCAATACCTGAATTCCATAATGTAGAATTATGCTCACAAACAGGACAAGTTTGATTCTTTGTAGTTAAACAATTATCAATTAACCAACCGCCAGTTCCTTGAAATCCATGTGAGAATACTTTTACCCATGGAAGACCATCATCACCATCAACTGATGGTGCTGGTAGAAAACGAATGACTGCTTGGCCATTGCCTGATTTGTCGGTCTCGCATTTCCAAAAATTATCGGATTTGTCTGAACCTTCTGATGTTGTGTTGAGTGCCTCAATTGCTTTTGTTAGCTTATCAAGGTTGCCGGATTGGCGTTTTAGATTTTCAAAACTCATGTAATGCTCCTTATTAACGGTGTATAAACGGAATGTGTCAAGTTACTTCTCATAATCAACTGCTAGTATATCATATATTTAGGCGTTTGTCAAACATACATACGCAAAATAGTGAGTGTTGTCGCCCAATCTAGGTGAAGTATACCAATACCACCTGCTTTTTTCCAATCAGTAATATTTGAGCTGGTGTCATCAATAAGTATACGTTGTGGTGTGGCATAATTTTGTTTCAAATGTTTACCTGGAACAAAAATAGGATTAAATGTAATGCCATGACTTTGCAACCAAATACTTTTTTGTTTCATAATCTCATCATGCCTTCTTTCGTTGGCAGTAGAGGTAAGCATTTGTGTTGGTACATTTGATTTACGGAGAAATTCAATACCTTCCATTGCACCTGGCATTAAATCTAATGTAGCAAAATTATTATCTTGTATGAACATATCAAAGAGTTTATTAAAACGTTTATCTTTTTCTGCTTTGTTTGGACTCATACCAAACAATTCTTCATATCGTTTTACAAAGTCTGCAATCACGCCATCCATATCTAAGTAGATACATTCTATTTTAGGTTTATGCATATGACTTTATCTTTTCTTTTAGTGT